CTAGCAAATTGTCGAAGTGGAGTTCGCACTCCCGCCATGATAGGTGTGGGAATGTTGATTTTGTGTTTGGAGATGGCATCGTAGTACCTTTTGACGTAAGAGAGTCTTGTTTCTGTAGGATACTCTGCAAAAATTGTCAGAGCAATCATAATGTACATAAACTGAGGAGTCTCATAGACCTTCCCAGAACTGCGATCCTGAACTAGGTATTTGTCACAAACTTGACGTAGACCAGCATAGGTAAACAGGAAGTCACGATCATGATCTACATATCCATTAACTTTTTCAAGTTCTTCCTGACTATATTTAATCAGAACTTGTCCGTCATACAAACCATTACCTACACATTGTGTAATGTGATTATAAAGATCTGGAACTTCCCTCATTCGTCCATACAGAGACTTACGAAGAGAGAACATCAACAACCTAGCAGCAACAAATTGATAGTTGGGATGATCAAGGTCAATTAGATCACTTGCACTACGAATCAAGATTTCTTGAATTTCATCGGTAGTAATTCCATCATAAAATTGGATGCCAGATTTAATCTCTACTTGAGATGCAGAGACTCCTCCAAGATCTTTACATGCTTCATCTACCATCACATGCATTTTTTCAAGGTCAAGTTGTTGAATTCGACCGTCTCTTTTCTTTACACTAAGATTTTCAGTTCCTGTCATACCTTTTTCCATTTATTGAATTGAAGAGTTGCTTCTAGTCCAGAGTAGATATTTGATTCTACCAGATTTTTTACATTATGTCCAGAAAGGTGCATATCATTTAAGTCCTTGTCTCTGATTCCATTTGGCCAGATGACAACTTTGTATCCTCGTTTGATAGTGTTGCCAATTCTGCTAACAATTTCTTTATTACGGGGCTCGTTATCATATACAAAAATGAGATCGCACCCCTCAAGATAACTAACGTCACCATCACTACCACACAAAGCCACGCAATTGTCGATGAAAGTGCTGTCAAAGGGTCCTTCGACCACATAGACTGGTAGTTTTTTATTGATTGTGTCAAGTCCATATATTTTTGAATACTTGTCAGTAAACATCAGTGTGAGATATTTAGGTTGTATCCAACTGTCCAACGACCTACCTTGAAGACCAATAAGTTCCTTAGAAGGTGAGTACAAAGGGATGACAATCCTAGCATGATCATTTTTAATAGTAGAGAATGATCCGGGTTTAATTTCATTGCAGAATGCCATAAACTTTTCTGCATAGTAAAACTTCATCGGATTAAGTTTTCTCTTCTTGAGATAATCCGATGCCCTAGGATTTGTAGATGCCTTAGGGAGTTTTAAGGACTGTTTGAATTCTGTTTTCTTAAATTCAAACTTTGGATCAGGTGTTTGTGAACCCTTTCCAGTAAGTCCTGATTTATATCTCTCCATAACATATTCATTATAGAGATTTGAATTAATATCTTTTAGGAACCTAGTAAATGTCGTTGACTTGCCACAATTATGGCACTTATAAGCAGTATCTGACTTTACTTGGTAAAGAAATCCTCTTGCTTTGTTCTTGTTCTTTTGAGAATCACCACAGTAGGGGCATCTAAAATTATATAAGTTATTTCTTTTAGATGAAAAGTTCTCTAGAAGGCAGGATATTCGATTGATATACTGAACGTCTAGATGATTCATTTAGTGATCCTACTATGCCTGAACCAATTGTACTAGAATTTGCTGTAGGAGTCAAGACTCTAATGATGGGTGGGACCACTTGTAATACTGCCACAAGGGTTGTTAGAACAGCAGTAACTCCAATTACAAACTTTTGATTGGAGTCTACTTTCTTTTGAATTCTATCAATTCTGTCATGAAGGATTTTATGATTCTTCTCTTCCTGATCCTTCATCTCTTCAATCATTCTAATAATAAGTTGATTAGATTTATCACCTTCATCTAATCGAGTTTCATGTCTTTCTAAAACTACAGCAACTCTGTTACTATTCTCTGAAATGGTAGAGACTGCATTTTCTAACTTAGAAAGCATCTCCTTGGACAAATCCTCATAGATGTCCAATTTAGATTCTAAGACTTGTAGTTTACCCAGTCCCAACATTTTACTTCTTACGTTTCTTTTTTCTCTTATTGATTAGATCACGTCTATAAAACATTGAAAGTTTATTTTTATACTTTCTTAGGTCTACTGGAGGATCATCTCCAGCTTCTTTTGTTCCTGCAATTTTACCAGCACCAACTACATTAGCAATTTCTTCTCTCAATTGCCTTGATAATTCAATTATTTTATCAGTGCTTTTCATAGTTTTCTTAGTCTATTGATGCAGTGTTTATCTACTTGAATATCCTCACAATAGTCTCTAGGCAATCTACCAATAAAATCTAAGAATGCCTTTAAGACAGACCTAGATTCAGTATCAGAAATTTTATGAAACAGCATTGGAGTTGCTGCATCTCCAAAAACATTATAAAGAACAATAATATGATTTAAAACTAAATTTATATTTAAATCATTACCATTCAGATACTTATTAATTAATCTTTTTATATATTTTAATCTCTTAAGGTCATCATGAAAATCATCTTCAGTTAGAGATTGTGGATTCTCATAATTTTTGATTGCAAATATTAAAAAATTTGAATTATTCAGTTCATCAAAAATCATAAGAATCCATTTATTTCAATTTATTTATCAGCTATCTGCAAAAATGGTATCATCAGCATCATTGTCACCAGTGATTCCACCAGCAACTAGGACTTCACTCTTGACTCTTAAGTTTCCGTGAGCATCAGTATAGGTTGTCATTCCAACCCATCCAGAATGTGCTACTGCATATGCAGTTGTAGCAGCAACTCCAACCTCAGTTTTGTCAACACCATAGATCTCAGCAGCACCATAGTTGGTGTCAAAAATTGTGGAGATAGGTCTCTGACTGATTACATATGTTGCACCAGTAATCGTGCCACTATCTAATGTACTTGGACTTTCTTCTAGAACTAGAGTAGTTCCATTAGTTACACTAGCAATAACTGCTTCACCCTGAGTAGAACCAGTACCTACAGTGATGACATCACCAGGATTAATTAGTCCTGCTGTGTTAAAAGTTGTTCCAGTTCCTGTTACGGTAGTTCCACTAATTGCAATGGTTCCGTCAGAATAAACTGAATCCTTACTGCCCCAAAGAGCCATGTCTCTTACCTATGAAAATTTTGCTAAAAATATTTATAAAAATAAGAAAGGCACCTTGCGGTGCCTTTAATATCACTCTGCAGGTGACTCTTCATCTCTGGCAAGAATTGCCTTACTTACAACTTCAAGAAGTTGATCGTCCATATCAGTCTTTGTCAACTTAACCGCTTTAGACAAAATAAGCAGACAGATCTCAATGAGTTTCTCACCGAGTTCTTCATTTTCCGGAATCTTTGATACAGCATCTGAAATTACCTTTGATGCGAGTGGGAGTAGAAATGCAAGCATGATTAGTGCAAATAAAGTCCTAATCTATGTATGTAAATCACTCTCTATTTGACACATATCTACCCTTTTCTTTATCATATCTTTTTACTTCACCTTTGCGTAATCTACCTTTTGCAGAATCAATATCTTTTACAAATTGTTTGAAGTTTTTACCGTGCTTCATTCTCTGATCAGATTTAGCAAATCTCTTCTTCTCAGAGTCATATCTATCATACTTACTTTCTTCTTTTAACTTTCCACTACGAGGATCCAGTTCTCTACCCATTGAATCGAAAGCACGTTTGGGAAGCATCTTTTTCAGTTGCTTCTCGTATTTTGCCCTCTGTTCTTCACCACCATAATATGCTTCTTCTACTTCTTTTTTCATTGGTAATCCTTTATGTTTAGTGGATGCAAACTTTTTCACGTCGGAACGCTTGGCGGTGGCAGCAACTTTGGCAACCTCAGGTGAGGGATTTTCCATTTCCCCCTTCTGAGCCGCCCTAACCATTCCGAAGAATCTTTGTTGTTTTTTGGAGACTGCTGCTTCGGAGACCGCTCCCCCTCCGTTTCCGTTGCCATTTCCATTACCGTTTCCATTAGAACCTCCATTTCCATTTCCGTTCTTTTTAGTTTCACTCTCTTCATTATCCTTTTCTATATATCCACCCCTAGCAATATGCCACCCTGAGGGAATCTTCTTACACTTTTTATCTGTGTAACAATAGTATTCCCCAGGTTTACATTTTTGCATTTCCATTATCCAGTTCATCAGTCACCTCTGTAACGGGAACCAGGACGAGGACCAGTTGCATCGGTCATTTTTTGAGCATCTGTTCTTGTGTCTTTTTTGGGAGCAACCTTTTTGACATTACCCATTGCCTTTTTGTTTGCTGCCTTCTTTTCTTCAGGAGACATTCTATTGTAATCCTGAGAAATTTTCATCTGGTCATCAACACTTAATCCCTCACCTAACTTCTTTGCAACTTTATCAGTTGCGGAAGAAGTTGCTCTAGCAGCCTTACCAACTACCTTTTTGGTTGTTTTTGCAGCAACTGAAGCAGCACCCCTGGCAGCACTAGCAGTTTTCTTTGCTGCCTTTGCTGCCATCGAAGCAGTTCCAGAAGCAACTTTCTTAAGTCCACTTACTAGTTTTTTGCCAGCAGGTGTTCCAGATTTTTTAGGAGCAGATGCAGGAGCACTGGATGTAGATCCAGAAGTTGATCCAGATGTAGATCCAGAACCTGTAGTACCTCTCTTATATCCTGCCTTTGCAGCAGCACCTGCTTCTCCAGCAACTCTACCTGCTTTCTTAACTGCACGAACAGCAGTTCCAGCAGCTCTTCCGGCAAGACCAGCACCACCAACTACTGCTTTCTTAGCAACAGAACCAGCAGCTTTGATTGCTTTTTTAACCATTCCAAGTTTCTCATTGAGGAGAACATCGGTTTCCTCAGTTAGAATTAAAGATTCATTGATTTCTAGTGTCATTTCTGCAACTAGTGTATCAATTTCATCCTCAGTTAGTTCGTTTTCAATAGCAAACTCAACGAAGAATTCTTCAACAACTTGAGTGATGAATGACTCAGAAATTAAATCAACTTCTACTACATTCATTTCATAAAGAACACTTTCACTTACCCCGCCACCATCAGCATCAGATTGGGATGCTGCAACCTCTCTTTCACTATTTGTAGCATCATCTACAGAATAGAGATCAAACATTTTGGGACCATAACTGCACTCATCTCTAGACTCTTTCTTCATACAGAGTCTGCAGTATTTCTTATCAGATTCTTCAGCAATGGTCTCTAAAGAATCAGAAAGATCAACCTCTTCCTTAGGATTGATGACAATTTTATTCTTGCCCTTCATCACATCAATTTTTTTCTTAGAGTCATCATCTAACTTATCACCCATTACTTCAATGAGATCATCTCTCCAAGAATAACCTTCCTTAACTCTGGTGGTTTTCTTCTTTCCTTCAGGACTAGGGACATATTCACCCATTTCACCATCATCTCTCTTATCACTCTTATCAACATCACCATCAACATTAGCATCAACTCTCTTGAGTGCTCTCTTGACCAGTGACTTCATATCACCAAAAGGAAGTTCCTTTTCTTCCTTTCTAGTTTTCTTCTTAGCAAGTGCCTTTCCACCCTTAGGATTGTTCTTTCCAGAAACACCACGATTTCTTTCTGCCTCGTCATGATCAAAAGAAGGATCATCCATAGGATCATAATCTTCAAAGTGAGGGTTCTTCATTTGAGGACCCTTGGCAAGTTCTTTGCGTGCCTTCTCATTATTTGCCTGACGTTTCTTCATATCTGGTTCTAGATATGTGTCGTCTTTTTTCTTCTCAGTTACTTCAATCTCTTCTTTCGCAGTCTTCTTACCACGACCAATGAAAGCATCAAATTCTTTGTCTTGTCTCTTCTTACGTTCAGCATCAGAAATTCCATGATCGTGACCAAAGTCATGACCAGCACCAGTAGTGCCTTCACGTTTTCTTTGTGCAGCAAGACGCTTTTCTCTTCTTGCTTGCATTGCTGCTAGAGAATCTGCTTCATCGACCTGCTCAACTTCTTCTTTCTTCATTCCTGCTTTAAACTCAGCATCTCTTCTCTTCTTTTGTTGATCAGCAGACAGAGAATAATCGTGACCAAAGTCTCTTCCAGATGCGGTAGTGCCTTCACGCTTTCTTTGTGCGGCAAGACGCTTCTCACGACGAGCTGCCATTGCTGCTAAAGAATCTGCTTCATCGACCTGCTCAACTTCTTCAGGAAGATTATACTCTCTATTGATTTTGGATAATCGTGATGCAAGTTTATTTCTCTTCTTTGGATCTTTTTCAGCATCACGTTCACCGGCAACTTTACGAAGTTTGTCACCTACTTTACCATAAGGATATGGTTTTTCTGCCTCATCAACCTGCTCAACTTCCTCTTTCTTGTACTCAGGATGATCATCAACCTTCATACCACGTTTCTTCTCAAGACGTGCTTTGCGTTCTTTGGTTCCTTTCTCAGGATCTAAATCACGAACACCCTCTTCCATCTTATCAAGAGTTGCATTCAAGAATTCTTGATGGATTTTAAGTTGTGCATCAACTTCTTCTTTCTTAGCAGCAATTGCTTTTTTGATTGCTTTATCTCTGGAACCCATGTACTCATCAGTTCCACTTTCTACTTTACCATCTCCATCATAATCCTTATCTGCTTTCTTCTCATCACTAGCAGAAGTCATTTCTACGGAAGAAATGTTAGGGTTATTTCTTAACTGACTGATTTTTTCTCTAGTGGCAGTTCTCATAAAAGACTTGCCAGTAGTCTTATCAGTGACTCTTACTTTATATTTTCCAGTTTGCTCATCAAACTGAAGAGTACTCATATGATATTCAAATTGATACTCTTCTTTCTGGCTAGTACCAGCAATCTTTGCCTTGACCATTGCACGTTCTTTGGGAGTCATAGCAGATCCCTGCATATAGTCTTGATAGACTTTATTTAAAGGAAGACCTTTTTGCCCAGCACGATATCTAATATCATAGATTGCTTGGCGGACTTTCTTTGCAGAAGCAGCAGCCTTATCTTCTCCACTCTCTGTTCCACCAGAAGCAGAAAGTTCTTCATAGATAGAACGCATGTCCTTATGGACTTTACTCCAATGATCTTGCATTTTTCTTTTTGCTGACAATTTTTTTCTTATTTTTATTTATAAAATCCCGAATGGGTTCATTTGGAGTAATTCTCTGTACATACTTACGATATTCATCAGTTCCTATCTCATAAACTTCATTCACATCATGAATCCAAGACTTGAACATTTCTCCTGCTTCAGTAACACAGATAACATAGTTCGTACCTGTACGGATGATATTACCAATCAATCCAGTGTTCATATTTTCAACAATCTTACCAACTTGGAAAATCTTTCCTGAGATATAATTTTCTCTTAGATTCTTCCAGTCAAGTTTAGGTGCGATCTCCCAAGTTGCAAACTGTTCGTCAAGACCCATATTTTTACGAACGGTATTATAAAGTCTCCTAGCATCTTTTTCACCTAATGCTTTAGGTACACCCTTAGAAAATGTTTCAAAATCTCCATCTTTAGCGTGCTTACGGAGTTTTGATGCAGACATTCCCTCTACACCTTCAGCATCCGGATCACGTTCACCTGCAGAAACTACATTGATAGTTTCAAAACTATAAAGATTTCCATTGTACTTGTTAGCAAGTTTCTCAAATTCTTGCAGTCTATCTGCACCAACTACAATATTAACGTTTTTATATCCCTGCTGATGAGCACCTTTGAGAACATCAAAGATAGTCTTCATTCCAGTATCATGAACAATACTACTTGAATGATCAGGATACATCTTCCTCATATAACCAACCTTAGTCTCAGAATCTAGTGGATTTTTCTTTGCATCCTGAGAATGTGATGGATAAATTCTATATTCTCCTTTATCAGCAACCTTCTTGATATGATTTAGGAGTTTTTCATGACCAATAGTAGGAGGATTAAAACGACCAAAACCGACAGTCAAAGTTTCAGATTCCTGAGTTTCAGGTTCTTGTTCTACTTCTTGAGACTTTTGCTGAGGTTTTTCTTGTTCAGCAGGTTTTTTGGATTTCTGTTGAGGTTCTTCCTGATCAGCAGATTTTTTCTTCCTATCAAAGAACTTAAGAGTTCCTTTCTCAGTTTTTGCTACTAGTTTTCCCTGTCTATCATACCAGTCTCCATGACCACCACTCTGCAGTCCAAGTCTCTTGGCTTGCTGAGCTGCGGCACTAATTGCTTCGGTTACAAATGCGGAAAACTTTTTCATTACTTATTTCCTTATAATAATATTTATTATGCCTTGTCCCAAGACTTTGCGGCACTGAAGTTGGCACGACTGAATTCTAGACGATCCACAAGTTTTAGTGCTTTACCAGACTTAATTGCAACAAATCCCTCAGGTGCGGTGACACGGTATCCGTGCTCAGTTTTGAGGAAAGTTCCAAGATCTTTGACCTGCTCAAGTTTGCGGATGACAAACAGTTTTGCCTCTTGGAGATTCATATAAGAAGCAATAGTGAAGTAGATAGGACGTTGATTTGCTTGAATAAACTTCAAACCCATATCCTTCATATCCTTGTACTTCTTTTGAGTACGTTCAGTTTTCTTAGATGCAATCTCTTTGTCCATCAGCATTGAATAGTAAACTGCAAAATCAATGGTGACTTCTTTTGCGGAAGGGAGTCTTTTACCCTCACGAATATAAGTGTTGAAAAACTGCTTAAAGATGGAAGACATTACAAACTTAGACTCTCCAGTGCCACTAAGAACATCAAGGAACTTTGATGCTTGACGGAGACTACCATCAGCACGATTGACGAGAGAAGTAAACTTCCGGTTTTCACCAGGAGTGAATGAAGCAGATCCAGTTGCATCATTGAAATCTGCACTCGCAACAAAAACATCAAAAGTGTTTTTGAACTTTGAAATATCTACACCAAAACTTGCGGACATTTCTTGAAGGGAGGGACCAGAATATGCCGTGTGAAATACAATACCAAGTTTAGCAGAAGCAATCCTGAATCCAAGAGGACAAATCTCAGGAACTGCGTAAGTGATGGTGTTGGGAGTAAAAACAATATTACTCACACCGTTGATAATATCTTTCTTCTTGTCATTGGTGAACAACAAATCACCTTGGACGACTCCCTGGATTCCCAACTTAGGAAGATGTGTCAAACAATCTTTGAGTTTCTGTGCCAGTTGACCTTTGTAGTTCTGATCAATCTGCTCAGCAGAATACATCACCTTAGGGTTAGTCTTTGCAAAGACTGACTTAGTGCCCACAAAAAACTTCTGTGTCTGAGGATCTGTGCCGCAAACAATCGCAGGAGCACCATCCCACTTGGTGGTGATCTTGATACCAGACTTAGGTTGAGACAACATCTTACCCAGTTCTCTCAGGAACTGAATTGCGTTCTTCCCACCAGCAGATCCACTGTTGAGAATGTCGTCTTCCAGGTGTTCCAGGTGTGTGTTTTTCATACTCTTATTATAGCAGGTTTCCAATCGGTGGCAAGGTGGGGTGTGCCAGTTTAGACTTCGTACCTAATGGTGATAGCATTCTTACGAACACCCGTTTCCTTATCCGTTCCTCTCCCTTTCTTTGAAAATCTAACTCCAGCCTTTTTCATGACACCACGAACTGCTTTTTCATCAATAGGAATTAATCCATTCTCAGTTAATAAATGATCTGCTGCTTTGTCTTTATCATTAGCAAATGTCAACTCTCCAGTCATACATTCTCTTGTCAGTTCATATTTAAATGTATCATATATCTCTCCTCCAGATTTTCTCCTGGATCCTAAAATATCTTGCAATTGCTCATTTAATCCACCAGCCTTATTAACATCTTTCATAAGTCTATCTGCTTGCGTTGCTGTCATCGTCCCAGTATTATTCTCAAACTTATTAGCAATTTGTTCAAGTATCAATTGCAATGTACCCAACTCAGTTACAGACATACGACTTGCTCCAATATTTTTTGCAACTTTATTCAAAACTTTTTGAATAATAGTAACAGATTTGTCAATACCTGCACTACTTAATTGATAGGAATCACCCCATTTCATAGAACACTTATAAGTTTTTCCACCCTTACTAAACATAATATCAGTTTTAGGTTCCTCACCACCACCAGACATTTTTCTAAATGACCCATAATAAGATTGCTTATCTCTGTCAGCATTAGGAGCAATGTCTAAGACAAGTTCAGTTGCCTTATCCTGAATATCTTTTGGTATGGTACTCCACTTTGAAGCAGCTTCATCAAAAAACTTCTGCTGATCTTTTGTTCTAGTTCCAGTAATTCTAGATGTTGCAGCATACATTACTGCATGTTCAAATTGCAATCCTTTATTTGCCATTTGCTACATTGGAGTCTTATTTAAATATTTAGAAAAAAACCCCTTAACTATTAAGTTAAGGGGCAAAAATCAATCTTCGTTTTCTTCTTCTTTTTTCTTATTAAATCCAAAAGGACCAGCAAGTTTATCTTCTAGTTTTTTCTTAAGTGCAATACCACCGATAGTTTCCATTACTTTTAGAATGTCTTCTACCTTTGCACCTTCACCAAGTTCTTTGGAAATGTACCAATACTTTGGCCAAAACTCATCACCTGCTGCTTTGTAATCTTCTACTGTAAGTGTTTTCATTTTCCTACTCCATAATCACTATTTTTTTTACCTTGTTCCTTTTCAAGATCACGAATGTTTTGATGTAGTCTTTCTAATGCTTCACGCATTTCAGGAGTTTCTTCCCACTCCCAAGTATCTCCTTTTGAGTTCTTCTTTGATTTTTTACCCATCTTCTTTCAATTCCTCCTCAATTTGTTCATCCAGATCATTAATTACATTACGAATTTCAATAATTCGTGGTGGTACAGATACTGGATCATATGTGTAAACTTTCTGCTCATCAAACAAAACTTGTCTAATTGCAGCAGCAGATTTTACATCCAAACTTAAATTAATCATAGGTCTCCCTCCTTACGGTTTTCAGAATAGTGAACATCAAAGTTACCACCAGGATAACGTGCAACTAGTTTCTCAACATTCATCTCCATGATTTCATCAAGAGAAGTGCCAAGACCCATACAGGCTTGAGCAACATACCACATGATATCACCCAGTTCACGTTTTAGGTGGAACATATTTTCTTCATTGACAGGTTTGCCTTGGAAGATAATCTTCTTGACAACTTCAGTAAACTCACCTGCTTCGGCACACATTCCTACAGCAGCAGTAAGCAGTCGCTCGGAATGAAAACCTTGACCTTCAATTTCTTGGAGACGATAGATAAATGCTTCGTGGTCTTTCGACGGTTGAGAGGTAACTTCATTTACAAACTCCAGGTATTTTTGGGTATCAACTTGACTAGTCATGAAAATCAGGAATAAATGGTTCTTGGCAATCTTGAGGCAATTGTTGTTGTGTTGGGATCTTTTGACCACCAACTTCAATATATTCTACTTCCTGCCAACTGCCTCCGACACCACCGTCCATATTGACGACAATATCTTTGGTAGGAAGTTGCTTGTCTTGTGTGACATTAATAATATCACCTGGGAGAGGAATGAAAGTAAAGTAATGACCATCCCATCGGGCATTTCTCATATGCATGAGATTGACTGCATCTCTTTCGATACCACAGTCGGCAATTTTTTCACCCCTAGGATTGAATACAGAATAGTAACCCCTCAAAACTTGAATCCCCCAAATTTGTCTTTGAATGACTTTGTACTTTCTTCATTATTATACTCCTCATCCTGACCATTGTCAAGAATATCATCCTGTGCTGACTGTTCACAATCATACAGACGCATCTTGGCACGATCAATACCAACAATAAAACGTTTATGGATTGTTGGATCATTGTATCGGTTCTTCAACTGCTTCACCATAATTTGTCCGAGTTCCTGAAGCTCATCTGTAGAAATAAGGGCAAACATAAGATCAGCAGTAGCAGG